CAAGTCAGGCGATTTTCCGGTTCGCTGCTTCATCACGGTCTTGGATTCGACAGATATCTTCCGCTTGGAATCGTCGAACATGCGCGAGCAGAACTCCTGCAATGTCTCGATGTCCGCCCCGCCAATGCGCTCCTCGATGACCCATTTCCGCATCGAGAACCAAAGTTCCGTCACCTTACGGTCGTACGCCTCATTGCATGGCCGACTATCCTCGTCGCTGACCGGAATGGTTGACGGCGAACCGCCGAACTCGACGCGATGAACGACACCCCATTCGCGGGTCAGAATGTCAGCCAAACCTCCACCTTCACCGCTTGAATCGAGGGCGAACTTGTCGGGCGGAACATTCCTGTTTCTGCACTCCTCTTTGACCCGATTGGCAATCTGGTAATGAACAGGCTCGGTCAGCGCGGCATTCGGCGAGATTTGGACGACATCGCCAAAGAGTATGCTCAGTTTGTCGTTTGCGGTGCCAACCTTGGCAAAGCGGAGGATACATCTGTCACCGCCGAAACCAGGATCGAGAGCTGCCACCTGCTCGACATTGGTCGTGAACGTCAACTTTCTTGTAGGTGTGTGCGTCTCGATCAGTGATTCGGACAGCACCGTCTTGACCATGCCGTCCGGTGCCCAGAATCCGCGCGTGTACTTCCAGAACGTAGGGCTTTGTTCGCCCTCATGTCGCATAGCGGATAAAACCTGATCATGCGTTATAAGGTATGGATACTTGGTTCGCCCTTCGCTGATATTCGGCGACTTCATGCCGTCGAATCGTCGGCACATGCCGCGCTCGGTCAGCCAATGCTGATCTTCAATCGTGACGCTGCGCCAACCCTTTGCCGGTGTGCAGAAGCGTCCGTGAGGATCGTACTTCGAAGCGGGGTTTCCAATGACCAGCATCTTGAACTCGCGGCAACCCTTGGAAAGGTTCGTGCAAGCCTCGAAAGCCGCTTCTGGCGTATCCGTCGCTTCGTCGATGATGACCATCACCCGTTCGGCGTGGATACCTTGGATGTTGGCCACAGCCTTCGCCGTATTGCCTTCCGCAACAGCAATCGCCGATATCGAGTGTCGGTCGTCACCTTTGATAGCCTGCAAGGCCATCTTCGAATCGACCATGTTACCTGGGAACCCGCGCGACTTACGGACCAGATCTTGAAGATTGGCCCACATACGCTTGCGGATCATCTTTGCGGTCGTCGAGGTCAGGACGACGGTTGACTTGGAGGGGTTGGCCAACCACCAGACGGTAGCGAAAAGAGTCGCTCCGAATGTCTTGCCGGACGCGCCGCATCCAGCCCAGCCGACATAATCGTGTTCGCAGAGACTTTCGACCTGAGCTTCCAGCCACGGATTCCAGCTCAGCTTCGGCCAGAGCATCTTGGTGGCGTTCTGGAAATGCTCAAAAGTGCCTAAACCACCCTCATTCGGCTGGAGTCGATTTCGGAATGCGTAAAGTTCCAGTTCTAGGTCTGGAATCTTGACGGGTGAACGTATCCCGTACTTATGCTGAATCAGTGGATGCTCGGACGCTTGCTCTGCCATAGTTTGGCCTTGCAATAGTTCACTCTGGACTTGACCGTCTGGCAAAGGAAAAATATGCCGTCGCAACTTGTTTCTTCATCCGGCTGTTGCCAGCCTTGCGACTCCGAGCCGGTTGTCGTGAATATCCCCGGCCCTCAAGGTCCGGCTGGAACCAACGGCACCAATGGAACGGACGGAATTGACTCGTTCACCTACACGACCGCTCCGTTTTTCGTCCCTGCTCTCGGTTCGAGTGTCCTCGTTTTCGTTGATAATACCGAATTTCTACCGGAATCGGTTGCTGGCCAGTTCTTCGTCTCGATTCAGGGTCTTGGCTACATGCAGGTGCTGTCGGTTGATGGACTGCAACTGACGCTTCAAAACCCTGCTGCTGGCGTTCTTGGAATTGCCAACGCTGTTCCGACGACGCTGATTCCGACTGGTTCGCTCATTACCCTGGCCGGTGCGATTGGGGCGACTGGTGCTGCTGGTGCATCGGGTGGCGCTCCGGTTAGCGCGTCGTACATTTGCCGCACCGCTGACGCCACGCTGACGAATGAGACTGCTCTTGATTCGCTGTCGGCTGGATATCTCAAGACTCAAGGGTCGAGCGGTTTTGGTGCTGTTTCAACGGTTGCCACGATTCCGATTGCTGATGTCACCGGCACGGTTCCGATTGCCAAGGGGGGAACGAACCTGACGACCGCTCCGCTGAACAAGATTCCGGTGGGCGATGGTTCAACCTATCTCCAGAAGGAGATTGTTGGAACGCTTCCGATTGTCGTTACGAACAGCGCAGGAAACATCACGCTGTCGGCTCCGTCGATTGTTCCGTTCAGCTACGTCACCTTTACGAGGAGGTTGACTGGAGATAACATCATTGTATCTGGAACAACCAAGAATCCGTTTAGTCTCACAGACTTTCCTGCTGGATCTTGGGCAAACTTAGATCCGTCTTCTGGCTTTGTTGCCGCGACTGGTCGATTTGTGGTTCCTAATACTGGGTATTACAAAATCGAAGGTTTGTTCAATCTTCTTGGTGATGGCGGCGTTGCTCAGGTTGTCGTTTTCTTGAGGAAGAATGGGTCTAACATTTTCCAAACGCTTCAGTTCAACGCCACCAATTCCACCACTCAAGCGTTACCGTCCGTCTCTTTTTCTTACATCGATCAGGCGTCTGTCGTTGGCGATTACTACGACATTCTGATTCAGACAACTTCGCACGATGTAAGCGTCGAAACCGGCTCGTCATTCTCTGTTCAGCGGATTCAGGCTTAAACCATGAGCGAACGCGCACCACGGAGGTACACGGACGGAACTGTCACCTTTGAGGGTGGCATTGACGCTGGCGTGATGCCGTCTGAGGTGGACAAGAATCAGGTTGCGTTCGCGGTTAACGCCAACTTCCGGCAGGGGTTTGTCTCATGCCGACCCGGTTTCGTTCAGAAAGATTACGACCTGTGCGTCACCATCACGGCTGACAACGATCAGGTTACCGCTGATCAGACGAACGTCACCGCTGACGGATGGTCGGAAGACTGTTACGGACCTCAGTCTCTGACCGGCACGTTCCAGTGTGCGCTTCCCTACATTGCCGACGATGGACGCACGTTCATCCTGATGCTGATCAGCGGCGAGGTTTGGTTCTACGACGTTGCTCAGAACAAGGCTCAGAACCTGAGCGTTTCCAATGACCTGAAGAACCCGTCGAATCTACTCGATGGCTGGATGGTTCAGGCTGAGAACTTTGTCGTCATTCAGGATGGATTCAGCAGGCCGCTGATCTTCAATGGCACGAATCTGCGCCGTGCTGCGGATGACGAAATCAAGTGCGGCAAGGTCATGGCCTACGTCAATGGCCGCATCTGGTACGCGCTGCCGAACGGATTCTCCTTTAGGGCGACTGACATCGTTTATGGGGATGGAACGCGAGCCAGTGTTCTCAAAGAAACCGAGAACACCTTCCTTAATGAAGGCGGAGACTTTGCGGTTCCGTCGGATTCAGGCGGCATCACGGCGATGGCTGTCCCCGGCGATCCTGACACCTCGCTCGGCCAAGGTCCGCTCTTAGTCTTTACTCCTCGATACGTCTTCTCGGTTCAAGCGCCTGTTGATCGTGATGTTTGGAAGAATCTGAACTATCCGATTCAGGCTATCAGCTTGTTGACTAGCGGCGCACTCGGCGCTCGTTCCGCTATCACCATCAATGGCGATGTGTTCTACCGCGCTGTCGATGGCGTTCGCTCGTTCATCATCGCCCGACGCTCGTTTACCGATTGGGGCAACACCCCGATCAGCAGCGAGATGCTCAACGTCATTGAGAACGATCAGACGAATCTCCTGTGGGCCAGTTCTGCGGTCGTGTTCGACAATCGGTTGCTGATGACCTGTCAGCCTAGGTACGATGCCGAGGGGGTCATTCACAAGGCGCTGGCTGTACTCGACATGGACCTCATCACCTCGATGAGGAAAAAGTTTCCGCCTGCTTGGTCTGGAATCTGGACCGGACTTGATGCGCTTCAGGTTGTTAAGACCGAGAATGCTTACGGCGATCAGTGCTTCTGCATCGCTCGCGGATCGGACGGAACGATTCAAATCTGGGAGATTACGAAGGCCGACAAGTTCGACAACAACGTCGCTGAGGGTAAGAAGGAAATCGAATGGCTGGTTCAAACCCGAGCCTACAACTTCGAGGTTCCGTTTGGTCTGAAGCGTTTGGATTCGGGCGACTTGTTCATCGACTCGCTTGAGGGCGATGTCTCGTTCAATGTTACTTACCGGCCTGATCAGTATCCTGGCTGGATTGACTGGGTAGATTTTGCCGAGTGCGCTACGACGACGCAGTGCTTCGATCTTTGCCCGATTACGAACTTCAAGCCGCAGTATCGTCCGAAGCTGCGTTTTCCGACGCCTTCGGATCTGCCGTGCAATGAGACGATCAGTACACCGGCTCGCAACCTTTACGAGGTTCAGGTGATGCTCAATATCATCGGGTATTGCCGGATCAAGAGCTTGCGAGTTCACGCTTACGATGTTCAGGAGCCGAGTGTTGGTGAATGCCGGACGGTGTATCCGGCCTGCACACCGCTTGATGTCTGTGATATCAACCCGCTGACCTACACCTCGGAAGCCGTTAACCCTTAAACCAGCATGCCAAACCTTACGCTCATCACGCTGACTCCGCCGAGCTTGCCAATCGGGTACTGCCCGTCCAATTACCAGCAATTGGCCAACGATGTCATCAGCGGCACTCAGGCAAATTTCAACAGCGCCATCGGAAACTCGTTCTTCAACTTTGGTCCGACGACTCCCGCGCTCAACAATCAGGTTTATCCGTGGTTGGATGAGAATGGAAACTGGTGGATTTACAAAGACGGTTACTGGTTGAGGCAGCATCCGATTGCCGCCGGATCTGACGAACGCCGAATTTACGTTGGAACCACCACAGACCTTCAGACTTACGACGGCGGAAATACCGGAACGGCAAGCAACTGGTCCGGTCCGATGTGGGAG